TGCTAAATTTTATGATAAATAAACAATAAAAAGGAGATATCTTATATGGATTGGTTATCAACAATTAATAGTGTGATAGCATTAATTACTGGATTATGTGGGATAATTGGAACTGGTATAGCTACTTATTTCGCTGTTAGAAATTTTATTAAAGCTTTCAAAGAAAAAGATAAATCAGAAAAATGGTCATTAATTATGGCTATGGCTGACGCTGCTATGAAAGAAGCAGAAAGAAGTGGTAAAGATGGTGCTGATAAGAAAGAAATGGTTATTTCTACAATAAAAGCTAGCTGTGATGCAGCTGGTTTAGATGTATCAGAATTTTTAGATGCAGTTAGTGCATATATTGATGAAACAATTAAGTTTGTTAATGAAATCACGAAGAAATAGGAGAATAACATGCTAAAACTTATAAAAGAAGCTACAGAGGATAATATAAAAGAAATAACAGCTGAAAATAATCTACCAATGACTGAAAATGAGATTGAATTAAATAATAAAGCTTGTGAAGAAGCTATTAACATGTTAACTAAAAGATTATGGGATTTTATAGCAGATATTAATTCAGTTATAACTACTTTAGAGTCAAGCTATAATGCAGACAGAAAAGCAGATGTTTTACAAATTTTAGATACTATATTGAATGATAGCACTATAAATATAGGGATGCTTCAGAAAATAATGTCTATAATGAATGATAAAACAGCAATGCTAATTGATTCTGGTGAAGATAAAGCTGAAAAAATAGTTTCAAATGCAGATTCTGAATAAAAAAATTGTATTTTAATAATGTATTAAAATTAAAATAAAAATGGAGAATTATTAAAATATATTATATTAGATAGCAGATTGATAAAAATCAATCTGCTTTTACTATTTATAATATAATTTCTATAATAATATAAGAATAATATAATTTGCTAAATTAATTGATATAATTTAGATTTTAGAGGATTTTAGCTATGAAATTTAAAAAATTTGAAGAAGTAACAATAATTAATACCAATGATATTTGGGAAAATAAAAAAGGAATAATTTTAGCTGATGTTGATAATAATGAAATAACAGATGAAACAGAAGAATATTTAGTTAAAGTATTTTTTAGTGATAATAAAACAATTATTCAACCATTTAGTAAAGATAATCTAAAAGTTATAGAAAAAGATGATTATTTAACAGAATCAATAAAAGAAAAAAATATGTTTATTGATACTGATAAAAATCACTTTAAAAATGATTTTATTTATCCATATGTTTTTATATCTGATTTGGATGATAATATAGTACATTCTTGGATGTTTGCTGATAAAATTGCTACAGCTGAAGATATTTCTGTTGATTGTGTGATAAAAGCAGCAAGAACTAATCATTATAAAATATATTTATTAACAGCATATAAATTCAAAAAAATTATTATAGCTGCACCTAAATGTACAATAGATACTGTATATGATGAATATGGTAACTATTTATTAGGAAAACCTAAAATTATCGATATAACAAATAAAAAGGAGAAATAATAATCTATGAAAATGACAAAAGCTGAATATATAGATTATATAAAATTAGATTTAAGCGGTGGATTATTAGAACTAGAAATTAGCGATGAAATAATAAGCAAATATATCGATGCAGCATTAGTAGAAATTCGCCGATATTATGATGAATCAGTTTTTGTTACTGTGCCATATGCTAGATGTATTGATTTAAGTGGTTTCAACCATAGTGCTATTGTTAAAATATATAGAACAGAGGGATTTACTGGTGATTCTATTTCTAGTTCTGTAAGTTCTGTAGATCCAATGTATGCACAACAATGGATGGTGTTTTCAAGCGGTGGTATGAATTATAGATTACAAGATTATATTCTTAACTATCTGTCATATTCAACATTACAGCAGATGCGAAACACCACAACTACAGATTTAGCATTTAGAGAAGATAAAGCTGGTAATAAATTGTATGTTAATGGTAATTTTGAAAAACCAACTTATATAACGATTGAATATATACCTGTATTGACAGATGTTGAACAGATAACAAGTGACTACTGGATAGATATATTGAAAAGATTATCTTTAGCTCTAGTTAAGCGAGCATTAGGTAGAATAAGAACTAGATTTACACAAAGTAATGCTTTATGGGTACAAGATGGCGAAACGTTATTACAAGAAGGTAATGAAGAACTTAAAGAATTGAGAGAGATTTTAAGAGTTAATAGCAATCTATTCTATCCTTTAGATTAAATAGATGTATCAGCAAAAGGAGAATTAATAGGTACAATGGATGATAAATTAAATAACATTAACCCGATAGATATGGAATTTTCTGGTTATATTGACGATGACGATACTATATTTGGAAGTAACAATATAGATATAACTAATAATAATAGTTCGCCTGTAAAAACTGGCATCATTCTTGATTTTAATGATGGTGACGATGATTTAGGGATCTCTATTAAAAAGAATTCCTCTACAAAATCTGTTGAATTTCCAAAGCAAGCTACTAGCTTTAGTGTTATAGATGAATATAAAGGTTATAATCAAATTGATATGGAATGTAAATATTATGATGATACTGAAGATGATTTTATACTTTCAGAACACGTAGTTATGAACAAGAAATCTTTATTTGATAATGATCTTGATGAAAACGATATTAACTTAGATTCTAAAGAACTTATTCCTGAAGATCTTATAAACAATAAACCAGCTAAAAAATTAACTGTTGATGAGTTAGAAGATAATTTTTGGAAACAAGTATCTACAAAATTTAAATCATCTAATAGTGATGATAGTAATATAGAAAATAAACTTATCGATGAAGATAAAGAAAATAGTAATTCACAAGATGACTTAAAAAACCAATTAAAAAATTTGCAGAAAAAGCATGCAGCAACAATAAAAAAAGGTGCTTATGGTAATTCTACTTTCCATTTTGTTGGTGATGGAGAGAAAAACAGAGATATGTTTAACTCAGGAATAGGTTACCATGAATTATCAAATCCTGAACAGAATTCTTTGGAAAAAGCTGCAGATTCATTTATTGGTGCAAGCGAAGGAAGTATATCAGATGCTAATAGTGCGGTTTCAGCTGATGGTAGCGCTAGTGGTAGTATGGGAGAAAGTTTACAACAAAATTACAATGATTTATTAAAAGAATTTTTCGACAGTATAGGCTTTAAAGTACAGAAAGACCGTGATGGAACTTTATTAGCTAAAGACTTATGTAATCCTTCTAACATAATCAGATGTAATAATATTTCTGAATTGATATATGAGCTTCAACCATTTATTGAAGCTTGCATTATTACTCCATTATCAATCTATACAAATCAGAAATTTAAGTCTTATAAAGATTGGTGCGATTGGTATACAGATGAAAATAAAGCAAAATATCCTAATTATGCTAACGAGATAAAATATTGCGATTTACTAGCTAACCATTTAGATGAATGTGAGGTATAATCCTTTATGAATAAATCATTTATTATTAAAAAAATTAAAGAATATCTAGAAAAAGAACAAACTAACTCAAAATTTGGTAAAATTCACTATTGGACAGATCCAAATACTGGTGAATGCCATCCATCAATAATCGTAGATGGAAAGAAAGCGCGGTTAAGAGCTGGGATACTTATAATTAAAGATAATAATCAAATCTTATTAGGTGAAGAGGAAGGTGAACCTGGTGTATTTTCTTTGCCTGGAGGCGCAATAAATAAAAACGAACAGCCAATAGACGCTGCAACAAGAGAAGCAAGAGAAGAAGTCAATATAATTGTTGATAATGTTAGAGAAACTGATTGCGATTATTGTGTTAAACATAAAGAGGTTCTACCATGGGTTAAAGAAAACATTCCTGAAGAAGAATGGTGGTATCACTATTACACCTGCCTATGTATAGGTGATTTTGTTGATTATTATGATGGTAACGTAAATAATATAGATAAAGATCCAGTTATGTTAAAGACATCAAAATTTTACAAAATTGAAGATGTCATTAATGAACCAAGTTTTAAACCAGAATGGAAAAAAGCATTAATTAAATTTGGATATATACAACAAGAAAAGATAGAAGAAAAAATTGAAATTAACGATAAATTGAATGATAAAATCTGGAATGAAAATAACGAATTATTACCAGAAGTTAGAGATAAAATACAAGATATAGTAGATGAATTTAAACATCAATTAGAAGAAAATGGAGTTAAACTTATTATTGAGGATATCTATATAGTAGGATCAAATGCTAATTATAATTATAATGACCAAAGCGATTTAGATATTCATATAATAGCTGATGAATCATTTGATTGCGATGAAAATCATTTACAGATTATTTATAATGTATATAAGACACTATTTAATAATAAATATGATATAACAATTAATGGTATTAATGTAGAACTTTATGTGGAAAACGCAAACGATATAACTAATGTTTCTACTGGTGTATATAGCCTTAAAAAAGGTTGGTTAAGAGAACCTTCTCAATATATGATACCTGAAATAGATGAAGAAAAATTAGAAAAAGCTGTTGCAGATTGGGAGCAGAAATATTTACAAATACTAAAAAATCCATCTATTGATAAAATTGATAACTTTATTGATAAATTATATGAATTGCGCGCAAATTCAATAATAAAAGAAGGCGAATTTGGTTTTGGAAATTTACTATTTAAAGAAATTCGATATCTAAAATATTTAGAAAATTTAAAAGAATTGCGCCGAAAACTAAAAAATAATGAATTAAGTTTAAAATAATTATGCTAAATTTTTATGAGTAACAAAAGTTTAGAAATATGTGAACTTTAATGGTTTTTAATATATTTTCAAGCTTAAAATTTAATATGTATTTTTGGTTGAATGGAGATTAGATTATGGACAATTTAACATGGTATCAGATTGCATCAACAATAATATCTATATTATCTCTTCTTGGTTTTGGAGTTGTAATGAAGTTTTTCTGGGAAGATCAGCGAGCTAAAAGGATTCAAAACAGTGAGGAAGCAAAAAAGAGAGCAAAAGCAGAAAAACAAGCAGAGACTCGTGAAGTTTTTAGAGAAGAAGTACAACCGTTAATAGAAACTATGGATCAGATAAAAGCATTAGCTATGATAACATCTACAGGAACAATTACATTATTACGTGACCGGATGAAAAGCGCATTAAATTTTTGTAAAATCCAAGGATGGGCATCTTCATCTGATAAAGCAAACTGGTTTGAATTATATAATACATATAAAACATTAGGTGGTAATCATTTCAAAGAATATGTAGACCAATGGAAACAAGAAATGGAAAGTTTACCAACAGAAGATGAATATAAAAAGAATAAATTAAAAAATACTAGAAAGAAAAATAGCGGATGATTGGTTCTGATCATTCCTTTTTTTTTATTATTGCGCTAAATTATATATGAAGAGTGTAAAATAAAAGGTATAAAGAGGGTATGATAGAGAAATTGAATGAGCTAACCTTAAATGAAGCTACTAGAAAAGATTTGATTCTAAAATCTAAAAGAGGTGAAAAATATAAAAGCAAGCAAGGTAATAGATGGGATGCTAAAAAGCGTATCACTATTGCAAATACCGTAAAAGAATATAATCGTATAGATATGGACACCTTTTGGAAGAAAGATATTTTAAATTTTGATATAAAAGTAAAAGGTGAAACAGATAATTATATAATAACAGTAGAGTTTACAAAAATTTTAGATAGAATCAAAAATAAAGTTATTGCAAACAAAAATAAATTAAATATAAAAATTATCTATAACGCATTAATAGAAGCATTAAATAGTAGTGATGTTAAAGTAGATTGCTCTTGCAGTGATTTTCAATATCGTTTTAGAGTATGGGCAACGAGACAAAACTATAACGCAGGACAACCAGAAACTAGAGAAGCTAAAATCACAAATCCTAGAGATAATTTAGGGGCAGCTTGTAAGCATATATTATGTGTATTGAATAATGCTGAATGGCTGAGAAAAGTTTCATCTGTTATTAATAATTATATTAACTATTGTAAAGATAACATGGAATATAATTATGGAAGATTTATATTTCCTAAAATATATGGTATGTCTTATGAAAAAGCTACTCAATTAACTATATTTGATTATGATGATGCTGGTGAAATTAAACATACATTAGATTCAGATGAAGCCTTAATTAATCTATCTAACGCACTTGGTAGAATACGTGGTAGAATACGCAAAGGTTCAAATAAAAATCCAGTAGCTCAAGCAGAGCGAGAAAATCAAAATAGGTAAAAAATAATTATACAATTTAAAATGTATAATTATATGTAAGATATGTTTTATATGATAAACATTAAAAGAAAATAAGATAAGAATCGTCAGGAGAAATATCTTGGACATGAATGCATACTTAAAAAACAAAAACTTAGATTTATCAATACTAGATTCATTATCACCAGCTGAAAAAGAGCTGGCTCTTTCCATATTAGATGAATATTCTAAAGAAGGTAAATCAAAAAAATTAGATGCTTTAATATTGGAAGATTATAATGAAATTCCAGTTGATATATTAACTTTCGTAGATGATTATCATTATTTAGGTAATGCATGGCATGATAGTGAAGGAAAATCAAAATTATATCCTTATTGGAGAAAAGAATTAGTAAAAATATTTCCAGATAATCTAACAACTAATGTAAATAACCTTATTCTTACAGGATCAAGAGGACGAGGTAAAAGTGAAATTTCTATTCTTATTGCTGCTTATCTTCTTCATCGAATTTTATGCTTAAAAGACCCTATAGCTTATTTCCATCTAAAGCCAACAGAAAAAATAGTATTTGCATTTATGAATATTAAAAAAGATCTAGCAGAAGAAATTGGTAATACTAAATTTCAAAATACTATTCAATCTAGTCCATGGTTTTTAGCACATGGAACATTAGAAGGCAGAACTAGAAAGTTATGGGTTCCACAGAAATTTAAAGATCAAGAAGCTATAGATATAAAGATTGGTTCTCAAGCAGATGATTTAATTGGTTTGCCTATATATTTCTGCTTTTTTGACGAAGTGTCTTTCCAAAGAAATCAAGATATAGAAAAACAAAAGAAAAAAGCATATGATATGATTGATACTGCTATAGGTGGTATGAAGACAAGATTCGTCCATCGAGGAAAGAATCCTACTCTTCTAGTCCTTGCATCTTCAAAAAGAAGTGATAAATCTTTTCTTGAAGAGCATATGAAAAAGAAATTAATTTCAGAAAAAGAAAATGTCTATATTTCTGATGGAAGTGTTTGGGAAGTTAAACCACCAGGAACATATTCAGATAAAACATTTAAAGTTGCTTTAGGTAATAAATTCTTAGATTCAGTTATTATTCCAGATGATGCTTCAGTTGATGCTTATATTGCAAAAGGTTATAGTAAGATTATTGATGTTCCGATAGATTTTAAACCAGATTTTATAGATGATATAGATAGAGCATTATGTGATTTCGCAGGTATTTCTGCTTCAAGTATTTCAAAATACATTAATGGTGCAGCTGTTATGGAAATAATCACTGATAGAATTCAAAATCCATTCAGTCGTGAAATATTGGAAATTGGTGATGGACCTGATGATGATGTTCAATACTACAATTTCTTTGATATAAGCAAGATTGATCCACAATTGCGAAGTAAACCATTATTTATTCATATAGATATGTCTTATACAGGTGATATGACCGGTATTGCTGGTGTCTTTATAAGAGGAAAGAAACTTTCAATTGGAGATTTAGACCAGAGTAAAGATTTATTCTATTCATTAGCATTTAGTGTAAGTATTAAAGCACCAAAAGGAAGGCATATAAGTTTTGAGAAAAATAGAAACTTTATTTATTGGCTTAAAAGTAAAGGCTTCAATATTAAAGGAATAACTTCAGATACTTATCAAAGTTATGATACTGGTGAAACATTGAGAGCTAAAGGATATCCATATTCTGTATTATCTGTTGATAGAGTAGATCCAAATAGCAAGGTCTGTATTCCATATCAATATTTAAAATCTACCATCTATGAAAAAAGATTAGAGATGTACAACGATAAAATGCTTGTACGTCAGCTAATTGATTTGGAAAGAAATATCAATAACGGTAAGGTAGACCACCCAGATGGTGGGTGTTTTACAGGAGAAACAAAAGTTAGATTAGTAGATGGAAGATCGTTAAGTTTCTTAGAGTTAGTAGATGAATATAATAGTGGTAAGGTAAATTATGTGTATTCTATGAATTTAAATACATATAAAATTGAACCTAAACCAATATTAAAAGCATGGAAAACATTGGTAAATCAACCGTTAGTTAAGTTAATATTTGATAATGGTGAATCAGTTGAATGTACACTTAACCACAGATTTATGCTAAGAACTGGCTCTTATATTGAAGCACAAGATTTACTTCCAGGTGATTCTTTGATGACAATACCTGATTGGATTATTAATAAAAGTGATTTACATAAAAAGATAAATGAAGTAGATAATTATAATAACACTATTAAATTAAAAGCACTTTTATTTATAGATAAGACTGCAGATGTTTACGATATTGAGGTAGCGGATAATCATAATTTTGTATTAAATGCTGGTATGTTTGTGCATAATTCAAAAGACGTTTGCGACGCCTTGTGTGGTTCTATTTTCAATGCAAGTAAGCATGCAGAACAATTTGCTTATGAATATGGGGAAAGCGCTGAACAATTATTACAGATAAATACCAGCGATGATTATGATGATATTAAACAGCTAACCTTAAGTATGGAAGAAGAGTTAAAAAAGATAAATGGTATTCTTGCACCAAATAGAGTACATCCATCTGATGCAGAAAAGAAAACAGATAATTATAGTTTATACGATGATATAATTATTTTATAGATTATGAGCTATAAGATCTAAGGCATAAGGAGAAAAAAATATGGAAGATAATAAAAATATATTAAATGAAATCAAAGTCAAACCAGTAGCTGCATCTAAGCCAGAAATTGGTATTGATACAGAACAACATTTTCTAAATAACATTATTGATGCTGCTCAAATCGGTATGCTCGATATATCATCTATAGATGCTTTAAGTCAAAGTGCTCAAAACAGAGAGCAAATTTATCAGCTGATTGATAGCATGGCACAAGATACAATAATATCGGCTGTTCTTGAGACATATGCAGAAGATGCTGTACAAACAAATGATAAAGGACAAGTAATGTGGGTAGAAGCTAATGATGCTAAAATATTGAACTACACTTCATGGTTACTTGAAACTTTAAATGTTGATAAGCATTTGTATCAATGGGCATATTGTTTGATAACTTATGGAGATGTATACTTAAGGTTGTATAGACAATCTGATATTGAAGAAGACAGATTATTCAAAAACAACCCTAGAACTACACGATTAAATGAATCCGTTATAAATAAAAAAGATGAACCTTTAGCGGAAGATGTTAAACTTCGTGTATATAATAGTTCAGATAAATACATACCATATATTCAAATGGTAGATAACCCTGGAGAAATGTTTGATTTACAGAAATTTGGTAAAACTCAAGGATATATTAAAGCATCTACTAGAGTTATTCAACAAACAAATGATGAATTGTTCTCATATATGACTCGCTATAAAATGAAACAAAGTGATGTAGAAATATTTGATGCTATGTCGTTTGTTCATGGGTGCTTAGAAACAACAAGTCAACGTCAACCAGAAACCGTAGATATTTATTTAGATACAATTGCACGTGATGGTGAGACCGGCTCTGATAGTATGACCTGTTCATATAATGTAAAAAGAGGTCAATCATTATTATATAACACATTTAGAAACTGGAGACAATTAACTTTACTTGAAATGTCTGCTCTGTTAAACAGACTAACAAGATCTGCAGTAACTCGTATTATATCAGTAGATGTAGGCGATATGCCTAAAGAACAAGTTCAAGGGTTTATGCAGCGATTAAAAGACAAGCTAGAACAAAAAGCTGCATTAAACGTAGGTGTAGGAATGTCTGAATATACAAATCCAGGTCCAATTGAAAATACCATTTATGTACCAACTCATGGAACACAAGGACAAATATCAGCAACTACAATTGGCGGTGATTTTGATCCTAAATCTTTAGTTGATATTGAATATTTTAGAGATAAGGTATTTGGTAATTTAAAAGTTCCTAAACAATTCTTTGGATTTACTGCTGATGGTGCTGGATTCAATGGCGGAACATCGTTAACTATATTATCATCTCGTTATGGTAAATCAATAAAGAATATCCAAAACATCTTATGTCAGATGATGACTGATGTTATCAATCTATTCTTAATTGATAGGGGTCTTGATAGCTATGTTAATAAATTCAGAATTAGAATGCAAGCTCCAATAACTCAAGAAGAATTAGATAGAAGATCTAACAATGATAATAGATTAAGATATATTAGTGATATAATGGGACAACTGTCTGATATTGATGATAAAGTTGTTAAACTATCAATCTTAAAATCTATGTTAGTCGATACTATTGGAAACCCAGAAGTTATCAATTATATACAACAATATATCGATACTCTTATTGCAGATAAGAAAAAAAATGATGATAAAAAAACAACAAAAAATAAAAACGACAAAAAAGATATAACGACTGATGAAGATGATATTTCGTTACCAGAAGATGACGAGTTACCACCTTTAGAAAATTTGCAAACAGAAGAATCGCAAGATGATAAAGAGGTTTTATTTGAAACTAAAATAGATGATGAGGAAGATGATTCTTACTTACCATCTCCTGAAGAATTAGGTTTGGATAAACTAGAAAACTAATACACATATAATATTTAATAAGGAGTATAATATCAAAATGCTAACAAAAACAGATTTGTTGTTATTGCTTACAGATATCGAAGAGAGCGGAAAAAATGTAGATAATGAAATAAATAAACTGCTCAAATCAGAATCAATTCCATTTGATGTGTTAAAATTTATACATGATAATCGCCAATTTAATGTAGCAGCTTTTTATGAATTATTACGTAAAAATTATAATCGTAAAAAATCAAATCTATATATTAATATAGTAAAAGAAGAGCTAGATAATCCAATTGAAGTTTTAACTACTTTAGCTGCATTAAATTTACAAATATTACTGTTTGCTAAAAAATTACCAGATAGTAAGATGTTTTTAAAACATAGCAGAGCTGAAGAAATAACACAGGTATTAAATAATTATTATAAAACATATGATTTAATTCCTTGCCTTAAGCTATTAAAATTAATAAAAGCAGATTTAGTTGCATTTGAACATCTAAATGGGCATCGATAATTTTGAGCTAAATTATTTGAGTAGTTAATATAATAGAAAAATAATTAACTATAAAGTAAATAATAATTAAAAGGAGAAAAATATACCTATGGATGCTATTCAAGAAGCTATGCGTGAGTTGATGCGCAGAAAGAGAGCTGTAAAAAGCACTAATGTAAAAACTAATAGTGTAAAAAAACGTACATCACAATCACTTGTAGAAGCAGTAAAAACTAGAAAAGAAGATGCTCTACTTTTAGATTTATGGGATCAAGTATATTGCACATTAGTAGATGTTGGTGATAACAAGAAGTTTGAAATTTGTGGAGGTAAAGGTAAATATAGTCCATATCAAATAAAAATACAACATGATTCCAATAAATATGGAAATGATATTATAGCTGTAATTTACGATAAACGGACTAACAATAAACGTGAATCTGTATTCTTTGCCGAAGCAGAGAAAGTAGCTAATAAATTTGGTCTAGAGACTAGTATAACAGAAGAAGGAGATAGAGTATATTATAATTTATTTATCCCAAAAGGAGAACCTGTTTATTTTGACCTCATTCCAGAAAAATTTAGAGAAAAGATAGCTCGTCAAAATGGTGAAGATCTTGATGACTTACCTGTCTCTCCACATTTTAATAACGGAACATTAAAGATTTCTGATAGGATATCTGTTACTGAATCTTTAACTGATGAGCTTGGAACTGATATCTCTTTACCAGTTGATATTTTACCAGAAAGCGAAATTTTAGATTTTATTGACTCTGTACCAAAAGCAACTAAAGATAGAGGACCAGCATCATTAACATTCACTGTTGGTTTAGTTACAGTAGTTGATACAGCTAGCAAATTTAAAGCTACTGGAAGAGATCATATAGATAAAGAAACAGGTGAACCACATCCTCTAGTAAAGATTATTAAATGTTCTGAAATATCAGGTTTATATTTAGAATCTTACAGCTCTTCTAAAAAAACAATAGCTCACAACAAACAAATGGCTAAATATAGAGAAAATCCAGAATATGAGATGGAACCTAAAAGACGTTATGTTTCTTGGTTAGAACCTGTTCCAGAACATAGAGGACTATTTAGAAGTAAAACCAATGGTGAATTAGTTTTAGTTCCATTAGTTGCTAGAAACAGTAGAACAAGAACAAAATATTTTATAAGTATCGATGGTGAGCCATTTAGAGAAACAACAAGACGTGAAATACTTCCATACCTAACTCCAGCAAAGCAATCAGCATTAATGAATGGCAGAGAAGATAAAATAAAATTTGGACCAGATGGAAAAGAAATTATCTCACCTGCTCAACCATTAAGTTTATATCTGAATAAGATTTATCGTATAGGTAATAAAGGTACTTCTATATTCTAACAAGTATATAACAGATAAGATAATAACTAGAAAGCTTTCAATAGAATTGATTGAAAGCTTTTTTCTGCTAAATTAAATGATTATATAATATAAAAAAATAAGCAGAGCATATAAGGAGATAGTTTATGTCTAGAAAATTAACCGAAGCTATAAATGTTCAAGGCGCTGACTTGATAGGAACAGCTAAAGGGTATGATTTATTCGATATAAGAACATATGAAGCAGCTCAACAATTTGTAGTTGAGAATACAAATATTCCAGCTGGAACAGCTTATGTCCATAATGAAGCTACTTTTAATGGAAATATAGATGAAAATCAAAGATTATACTTTTTTGTTGAAAGTAATACAAATAAAGTATATGCAGGTGTAGTAAAAGGACCTAATACAAACTCAAATATCTCAATACCAGGAGAACGTGGATCTATCAATATAGAGGTTAATTTTCTTTTTGAGACAAACACCATATCAGCGGCAAAAAGGATATTCCCTTTCTTTTTGATTCCAGGAATCCGTGTAGATGACGCTGTAGATAATTTAATAATAAAAGATAATACGTTACTTGCAGTGTTACCGCAATTAACACCCTTAGAACAAATAGATTTAGATTTGACCTCTTTTAATAATATCACAAAGATTGACAAAGATGCTTTTTATTATAGAATGGATGTTAATACTTTAACATTAGGTGAAAATATTCAAAATGTACCTAATAGTGCATTTGATGCTGTACAAAATATTGTTATAACTTGGATAGAAAAACCAGAAGGTTGGTCTGATGATTGGGATAAAAACTATCGCTCTAAAATTAATTATCTACATAAGGATGAAATTGAAAATATTAAACAACAGAAAGCTCGAGAAGCAGAACTAGAACAACAAAGAGCTGCAGAAGCTGAACGTGAGCGTAGGGAACAACAATATCGACAACTCTTATCCAGTATAAAATATAAGAAGGAAGGAAAAGAAATTACTATACTAGGTGTTAAACCATCATTTAAAGGTGAATTAATTATTCCAGATAAGATCGATAATTTACCAGTTACTCGAATAGCTCCATTTGCTTTTTATGCTAATGATAATATCACATCAGTGCAACTTCCAGATACATTAAAAATAATAGGCCAAGGAGCATTTGCGTTTACTTATTTAGATTCACCTGTAAAAGTACCTCAAAATTGTAGAGTGAGTAAAAATGCTTGGTATGGACAAAGAATTAGATAATTACAAAAGTAAGGGAGTGTTATATAAATGAAAACTTTTTCAAATATTTTAATTGAAGCAAAAATAGATGATGAATATAATCGAAAATGGTCGATGATTGATCGAGAAATTTTTGATAAGATAGCTTTAGCAGATCCAAAAACTTCGGTAGAGAATGGGCAGCCTAAATCATTAGGATTTGGCGCTAAGCAATTTTTATTACCTAGATATAAAGATGGTGAAACAAGTTTTATAACTGAACTTGATAAAGTTAAATCATCACTAGAAAAATATTATGCAAATATCGCTAAGTATCCTAAATTTCCTAGTTTTAGAACTGTAGCTGATTTTCTATCATTTATTGAAAATCCAGAAAGCGTAGATATTGATACTACAGAAAAAGAGTTAGATCCAATAACTCAAATATACAACAAATATTATACTGATATACCACGAGAAGATTTTGATAAAATAATAGCATTAGATCCAAAAACAACTGATAAAAGTATCGGTGAAATAGCTAAAAACCTTTTATTAGTTAGTTATAGAAAAAAAGAAAATATTTTAAGTAAAGCTGAAGCTATAAAATCTGCGTGCAAAGATTATTATAATAATAAGGAAAAACTACCAGTTGATAAACAGCAACTAACATCGTATAGAACTACACAAGATTTTATAGATTTTATATCAAGTGGCCCAGAATCTAATCTTGTAGCTACCTTAAAAAAGGATACAACTATCGATCCAGCTACAAATAGAATGGTTAAAGATGATTTTAAATTAATCGCTTCAACATTTGATTATGATATAATTGAACCGCTATCCCACAAAGCTGCTGTAGCAATAAGTGGTGGATATGAGGCTAACAATGGGATGCGTTGGTGTAATGGATGGGGGGAAAGTGATTACCATTGGAGACATTATACACGACGTGGTGGAAGATTATTCTGTTTTATGCATAAAACACGTTATCGTGGCTCTGAAAACAGAATTGTAAATTGGCAAATTCAAGTCAGGCATAATGAAGTCACTGAATTCTTAAATGGTGCAGATAACGCTGATTATCCTGGTGCTACTAAAAACGAACAATTCAAAAACTTTTTATTTGCTCATATAGATATATTTAACGCTATAAAAGATAAAGATCCGTTTAATAAATTAAAAGTAATCAAAGAAGTTGATACTGAGTTAAAATACGCAGATAAACCATTTGTTGCAGATAGTGTTGCTAAGCTCGCATTGTTAGAAACAACAAACTTATCAAAAATATGTAAAGAGATAATATTCAGTGTTAAGAAAATACCAGCTGGTATTTGTGCTAGTTTTTTAGCTTTAAACACCGTTATATTCAAAGAAGGTGTTGAAGAAATTGAAGACCAAGCATTTATGAATTGTCCAACTTTAAAAACTGTTATTTTCCCTGAATCTTTAAAAATTATAGGGAGAGAAGCATTTATGAATTGCTTAGAATTAAGAGGATCTATAAGAATACCTGATAATGTTGTAGAGATCAGAACTAAAGCTTTTGCTCGAGATAAATGCAAATTAAAAATAAATAAAAACCGCGAAACTAAAATTAAGTTCGATATAAAAGATAAAGATTGGGTATTAACACATGTTCAAGCAATAACATTTAACCAATAAGGAGAATATTTTATGATAAATAGCAATATTAATGACTATAATGATATATATGAAGAATTATTAGATGAAAATATACCTAGAGATCTTTATCAAGCATATGATATGACTCCATATGATTCGCAGAGAAACCCATTAACTAGACATTATGAAGTACAGCGTGGCAGAAGAACAGCAACTTATGATTATGGTAAAGCTAAATACAAAGTAATTTCACCAGATGATGCTATACGATTAGTTAAGCAAAATAAAAATGAAGTTCAAAATTTACGTATTCTTTACAATGGAAAGTTAGTAGAATATGAAGTTCGAGATAATGGTGCTATATATGCTATCTATCGATCACTTGATCCAGTAACCATAAATGGAAAAAATTACAAGAATATTGGTTATGCTCCTTGGCAAGCAGTCATAAGAGCAGCTGATAAAATATATTGGACAGATGAGTACAGTAAACTGTTATCTCCAGAAAGAATAGATAAAAGAAAAGATAAATATGCTCTTCGAACCATGTATAGGGCGATACGCCCAGGAGAACCTGGCTATGATCCTCATACACCATATACTAATATAGTAAGAGGAACTAAAATACAAACTAAAGCTGTACCAGACACCGGAGACCATGCTAATATAGATGGACAGGTGAAAGAAAAATATATTAATTACGATTTAGCTAGAAAAGCTTTAAGAAAATTAGAATTAGAGAAAGATAGCTATGATGAAGAAGAATACCAAGAGTTAAAGGCAAAATTTGAGCAAATAAAAAATAATGCTTTAAGAGAATATGAAGATGCTCTTAAACAAAAAAGAATTCGAGATACAAAGAAGGTTAAAGAAATACCTTTATTTGTACATAATTTCCATAATAAAATACTTGCTTATACAAGACAGATTCAAAAAGCATTAAGCGATAGTTATAGATTAAAACAAAGACTTGATAAGTTATTAACAACTACAGCTAACACTGCATCAGATATAGACAATAGATTGAAATTAGTGAGATTGAGAACAAATCTTATAAATGTTATGGAACAGTTAAAGATTGATGAAGATACTTTAAATAAGGCTGAATCTGAACTTGATACTACCTCAGAAGAAGCGATCTCAGACGCATTAAAATCTATTGCCTCTTATAAAAAACAATATACAGATACCCATGTTGAAGAAATATTGCGAATTGAAAAGCAAATGAATGAGATAGAAGAATTAATAGCAACATATAGACCAAACACTACCGCAAGAAAAGCAAAAAATAATGCTTTAAATACTAAAGAATTAGATCCAGATTTAGAAAATATTATCGATTTTACTAGTTTTTAGTAATTAAATTACAGATACATATATGCTAAATTAAATGATTAATAGATAAGACACTGTTTTAATATTTATTGTAAATATTTAACTCACTATAGATGGAGGAAAACAATGCTAGAGAAATTTAAGGGTAAAGAGTTTGAATATAAAAAACTCACTGAAGAAGAACAAAAATCTCGTGGCATTCTTGGAAGATTAATTGGACCATGTGCTGATTTTATGCATCCTACCCGAAATGATAGACTCTATACTGAAAAATTATGGGATAATGTATTTAACAATCCAATAATGAAAGAGAAGATAGAAAATAGATGCTGCTTTGGTGAATTAGGTCATCCAGAAAATCGTACAGAGGTTGATATGGAAAAAGTAGCTATTTGTTTAGCAGAAGTTCCTAAAAAAGGACCTGATGGTAAACTTTATGCTGTGTTCGATATTCTTTCTACACCTAACGGTAAGATTTTAAAAGCATTATGTGATTATGGTTGTAAAATAGGTATAAGTTCAAGAGGTCAAGGTGATGTTGATGAATTCACCAACACCGTTGATCCTGATACATATGAATGCGAATGTTTTGATGCTGTTTTAGTTCCTGGTGTTGAAAGTGCCAGATTAAAATATGTCACGGAAGATTACAAAGCTGTTAACAAAAAATTAAATCTAAAATCAATTTTAGCAGAATCAATGAAAAGTGCTAATGAGAATGAAAGAAAAGTAATGATGGAAACAATAAAAACATTAGATCTAAATGAAGCTGTTGTAAAAGAAGTTAAATTATCAGATTGTGTAAAACTAACTTCTGCTAAACAAGCAGCTGAGATAACTAAAGCATTAAAAGCTAAATGGCCTTTCGCTTTAGGTGATTCCTTAGGTATCAATGTTGGTGAGACAGTTTATGATATGTATGCTAAAAATATGGACTTATATGTTTATGAGAAAGGCAAAGATTCTATCTGCTTTGGAATAAAGAAAGATGGTTCTATCTATGGCCCATATGACATTAATGATAAGCTAGTTGTAGTTAACATTCTAGCTACGATAAATGACACAAACATTGATAATAACGAAACTTCTACTGAAAATACCGATACTGTTACTGATGATACTTATGAGTCATTAACAGAATATAAAAAAGAAACCACATTAGATGATAATACGCCAAATAAAGTTTCAGAAATAAAAACTACTGAAAATGACCTAGAAGTTTCAGAAACTGAAGAAGTTAACTCAGACAATGTTGATGAATCTGATATAGACGAAATCGATGATGAACAAATATTCTTAGATTTCTTAGCTAATAACTTTGAAGAAGATAAAGTTAGAAAAGTATGTAAAATACTGAATATTGAAATTGAAGGTGAAGAAGAATCTGAAGAAGAACCTCAAGCAGAAACTGAAATTGATTCTGATGCAGGAAATACTCCTGCTGAAGATAAAGATGTCGAAAAAGAAGAAACCAATAAAACTGAAGAACCTGTTGAAGAAGCCATCGATGGTGGAGCTAAAACATTAGTAAACAGTTTAAAAGAAGCTCTTAAAACTAAATCTGATTTAGAAAATGTTGTGAAATCTCTTCAAGAGAAGTTAGCAGTTAGCGATGCTAAAGTTAATGAACTCAACGAAGAATGCAATAGGTATAAAGAAGCTGTTGCTAGATTATCACTATTAGCTAAATCATCAAAAGATTTAAAGAATAAGGTTTCTGAATTGGAAGAATCTTTGAGACAAAAAACTGCTGTAATTAAAACTCAAAAAGAGAGAATTGCAAGGTTAGCTGAAAGCAGTAAAGCAACTGCAGAAAAGATTAAGCTTACTGAAGAAGTTAATGCTAAATCAGCTGAAATTAAAAATTTGAATGAAGCTTTAATTATTAAGCAAGCTGAATATGAAGAAAAAATTACTGCTTTAACTAAACAGTTGACTGAAAGTAAAACTAAAGCTGATAGTAAAATCGAAATGTTAACCGAAAACATAGCTAAAATGACCAACGTAAAAGAAAGTTATAGAAAATTAGCAAATAAAGCGGTTAATAAATACATTGAGGTTAAATCTGAAATTTTAGGATTAACACCTACTGATATTAAGAGAAAATTAGGTGAATCCTACACAATGGAAGATGTTGATCAAGTATGCGAAGATTTGAAACAATATCAGCTAAATATAAGCAAGTTACCATTTAGTGTAGACCGTAAAATCGGTGTAAGAGTTAACGAATCTACATCAAATAAAGCTCTAAATATAGCTAATCCAAGGAGATTTACCGATGATGATGTGGATGATAGTTTAATTAGACTTGCAAATTTAAATCAATAACGAAATAAAAATATATTATATTGTAGAAAAATAAGGAGAGTAAATATGAATATAGTTGAGGCTTTCAAAAAGAAATTAGCTATTTCTGAAAAAGTCTATGAAAAAGAACATGGTGGAAGACCGCTATCAGAAAGTAAGAAAATTGCTATCGCTCGTGTACTAGCTAATACAGCTGAGTATATTACAGAAGCATTTGAAAACAGTGTTGGTACTCAATTATCCAACATGAAGACATTTAAAAAATTCTGTCTCGATTTAACAACTGTTGCATTACCTAGCTTAATCGCTAACGACCTAGTCATTGTTTATCCAATGAAATCTAGAACTGGTTATATCCAATACTTAAAATTCTCTGCTGGTTCTAATAAAGGTGGCGTAGCTCAAGGTGATTTATTCAACGATCCATTCAGACTTGGAGATATGAATGACGCTCGTGTGAATTATACTAGCGCGGCTGTTGTTGAAACATTCACAGGTGATGGAACTGAAAAAGAATTTACAGTTACTTGGTCACCAGCTGGTAAACTTGTAAGAGTATTAGTTGATAATGTTGAAGTTCCTATAGAAGCAACTTCAAGCGGTACTGTTACAACTGGTAAAGTTCAATTAAGAGGTCAAAAAGTAACATTTGGTACTGCACCT